TGGAGACACAGAAACAGAACAACCATCAAATACTCTGTATTCAAAACCTCTTTTAAATGCTCACACTTAATTAGTAGAATATATCGAATATTATTAGGAGAGGAAGATATACCTACATCAGAAAAGAGTGTGTTTTTTAATAACAAATCATACACCGATAAGGTAATGAATAAGTCTATCGATGATATGATTAAAGATAATGAAAGATGATAGGAAAATTTATAGGTGGCTTATTCGGTAAAGTAGTAGATAATGCAGAAGGAATACTTGACAAAGTTATTACAACAGACAAAGAGCGCGATGAAGCGAAGCTCGCTCTTAGAAAATTATTACTTGAAGCCGAAACTGAAGCTTTCAACAAAGAGGTCGAAGACAGGAAGAGCGCTCGTGATATGTATAAAGACGATGCGCTTATTCAAAAGGTACTTGCGACGTTATTCACGGTCGCGTACTTCGGTTTAAGTTTCATGATGTTTAGATTCTTCGTCATAGGAGATATAAACATGGGTGAATTTGAGATAAGTTTTATCTCTACAATATTTGGCGCAATGAGCGCGAAGGTTAATACAGTTGTCGATTTCTTTTTTGGAGGATCGTCAAAGAAAAATGAACAACAAAATAAATAATAAATAAAATGGGAAAATATTATACAACAACAGTGTTACCAGATATTAATCACGGTGCAGCAACAGGAACAGCAACAAGCGATGGTGATCTTTTATTTGATTGGACACCATTTGAAATACCAAGAGGAGCAGCGGCGCTATGTTCTGTAAGTGCACAAGTATTTGGAACTGACGGTGCTGATGGACAAGGAGAGGATTTGATGTTATATTTTGCTAAATCAATAAATGGAGTGGCACCAACTTCACTTGGCACGACACACGCGGCTCCAACAGCTGCTACAGCAACACCAAGTAGAAGAAACATACTTGACGTAAAGTTCTTAGATTGGAGTTTAATAACTGATGTTGGTGGTTTAATAGGATATAATATTGTAACATCTGAAAGAGATGGAACATTAGACGCTGGTAAAATTATATTACAAGGTGATCCAATGTATGCTAGTACAGAAGGTTATCAAACTCTATGGATAGCAGGTGTGACCGAGAAAGCGAATGGTATTTGGAATTTTGATACATCTATAGCATCAAATGAAGATGCTAGTGCTAATGTTGCGGCAAATACAACTGGAGCAAGTGTTGTATTAAAAACAAGTGGCACTGATCCTCGAAACGTATTTGCACCAGGTGATATAGCAGTTGGTAGCACAGGCGGACCAACAATGGAGGTTGTTTCTGTAGATAGCGCAACTCAAATGACTGTAAAAAATATTAGTGAACAACTAGATAACGCAGAAATAATAAACCCATTAAATCCAATAACATTTCATTTTGGGTTTGAAGTATAAACAATAAATTTAAATTAAATAAAATTAAATAAAATGGCAAAAGAAAAAACGGTTGAATTAAAACCTAAAGTAGAAAAAATATCTGATGAACATTTAAAAGATTTACAAAAAGTTGTAAATGAAGTTAATGGTCTACAATTTAAAGTAGGTCAACTAGAAAGTCAAAAACACAATGTTCTTCATGAGTTGGTTTTATCTCAAAACAAAATAATTGAAATGCAAGATATGTTTTCAACAGAATATGGCTCGTTTGATATAAACATAGCTGATGGAACCATTAATTGGGATGGAGATGAAAAATAATATAATAAGAAAAATTACCATAGGTAAAGACTACAAGAACGACTCCATGCACTACGCTGTGGATCAAGAAGTTTACGGTGGTCATAAGATCTGTGACATAGTAGAAGAGGAAGATAAATACTGTATCTACATTAGAAAACAAAAGGTTGTAATACCTTGGAAAGATTTTAATAAGAATATGGCAATATCAATTGAGTATAACTTAGAGTACTAATGAATGCATATAAAGATTATATTGTTTCTCCTATAGGTGATCGCTATAATAACAGTGTGCAAGTTGGAGAACAAGAGTTGATACTAAACACTGAGATCTGTAATCATCAGCACATAAACAGACTTGCAAAAGTAATCGCTGCTCCACTATTATTTCAATCACCCTTAAGTGTGGGTGATGAAGTGATAGTGCATCATAATATTTTTAGAAGATGGCACGATGTAAAGGGTAAAGAAAAGAATAGTAGGTCTTATTTTAAAGAAGATAAATATATAATATCACAAGATCAAATATATTTATACAAACAAGATGATTGGTCTGCTATGCCTGGTTATAGTTTTGTGAAACCACTAAAGTCTATTAATAAGTTAGAAGCAGAAATAGAAAGACCATTGGTTGGTATTGTTAAATACTCTGATGGCAGCTTTGATAAAGAAGAACTAGTGGGTTTTACACCTAGTATGGAATACGAGTTTATCGTTAATGGAGAAAGATTATACAGGGTTATGAATAAATTTATTACAATTAAATATGAATATCAAGGAAACGAAGAAGAGTATAATCCAAGCTGGGCACAAGGCGGTTGAAGAACTAATTAAAGTTGCTAGAGAAGAAATAGTTGATTCAGACGAGGATATATCAGCAGATAGATTAAAGAATGCAGCAGCCACAAAGAAACTAGCTATATTTGATGCGTTTGAAATATTAAATAGAATCCAAGAAGAAGAGGCTATGCTTGAAGGTAGGGTTGAAGAAAAAAAGGAAACAACATTTAAAGGCTTTGCAGAAGGTAGATCAAAATGAATTACGAGCAAAGTTTATATAAGATAATACAACCAGTAAAACTAACCACTATAAAAAGATTAAACAAATCTAAAAAGTGGGAGTATGGATATAACAAGGAAAACGATATTATTGTTATATCTAAAACAGGTATGATTGGTGATATTATAGAAATACAAGGTTTGCAAATAGCCTTGCCTAATCAACCTAAAGAAATATATTCTTGTAGTAATAACAAAGAAAAACAAAAATGGAAACAATTTCCATCTAATTCAGCTTTTAAGAAAATTAAAACTGTATTTGATTGGCAAGATTATCCAGATGATTTTAAACAAAGCAACTATGAATATATAGACGAAGAGTTTAAAAGAAGAGAAGAAGGTTTTTGGTTCATGAATAATGGCGAACCAACCTACATAACAGGAACACACTACATGTATTTACAATGGAGTAAAATAGATGTTGGTGCCCCGGATTTTAGAGAAGCAAATAGATTATTCTTTATATTTTGGGAAGCTTGTAAAGCAGATAAAAGATGTTATGGAATGTGTTATTTAAAAAATAGACGTTCTGGTTTTTCTTTTATGAGTTCAGCTGAAACTGTTAATTTGGCTACACTAGCTAGTGATAGTAGATTTGGGATATTATCTAAAACCGGTGCTGATGCAAAAAAAATGTTTACCGACAAGGTAGTACCGATTAGTTTAAATTACCCATTCTTCTTCAAACCAATACAGGACGGTATGGACAGGCCAAAGTCCGAACTCGCTTACAGAGTGCCAGCAAAAAAGTTTACTCGTAAAAAAATACGTGAACGCGAGGAGATGGATGATGTTGAGGGATTAGATACGACTATAGATTGGAAAAATACAGGTGATAATAGTTATGACGGTGAAAAACTAAGTTTATTAGTTCACGATGAAAGTGGTAAATGGGAGAGACCTGATAATATAAAAAACAACTGGCGAGTTACAAAAACGTGTTTACGACTAGGTAGTAGAATAGTTGGTAAGTGTATGATGGGGTCAACAAGCAATGCTTTAGATAAAGGTGGTGATAATTTTAAAAATTTATATAATGATTCAGATGCTACCAAGCGAAATAGAAATGGACAGACTAAGTCGGGATTATATTCTCTGTTTATTCCTATGGAATGGAATTACGAAGGATTCATTGATGAATTCGGACGACCTGTGTTCACTGATCCTAAACAACCAGCATTTGATCCACATGGACTAGAAATAGAACAAGGCGTAATAGATCACTGGGAAAATGAAGCTGATGGTATGAAAGATGATCAAGATGCTTTAAATGAATTTTATCGTCAGTTTCCAAGAACTGAAGAGCACGCGTTTAGAGATGAAACAAAAAATAGTTTATTTAATCTTATAAAGATATACGAGCAAATAGATTACAATGAGGGAAACAGAAACTCTTCAGTATTAACAACTGGTAATTTTCAATGGTTAAGTGGTAAGAAAGATACTTTAGTAACTTTTAATCCTGATCCAAATGGAAGATTTAAAGTAAGTTGGGTACCAGGAGGTAAATTACAAAATAACGTTATATTAAAAAATGGCGTACGATATCCAGGAAACGAACATATGGGTGCATTTGGTTGTGATTCATATGACATATCTGGAACAGTAGATAAAAGAGGATCAAAAGGTGCTTTGCACGGTTTAACAAAGTTTTCAATGGAAGACGCTCCAGCAAACACCTTTTTTCTTGAATACATAGCAAGACCACAAACAGCTGAGATATTCTTTGAAGACGTGTTAATGTCGCTAGTGTTTTATGGAATGCCAATACTAGCAGAGAACAATAAACCTAGATTATTATACTATTTAAGAAGAAGAGGGTACAGAGGTTTTAGTATGAATAGACCAGATAAAATTTGGAATAAACTATCGGTTGCAGAAAAGGAAATAGGTGGAATACCTAACTCAAGTGAAGATATAAAACAAGCTCATGCTGCTGCAATTGAAATGTACATCAATGACCACGTTGGATTATTACAAGATGGTACTTATGGTACTATGTATTTTAACGACACTCTAAGTGACTGGTCAAAGTTTGATATAAATAAAAGAACAAAACATGATGCTTCAATAAGTTCTGGATTAGCAGTAATGGCTTGCAATAGACATTTATACCGACCAAATCCAAAACATAAAAGAGAACAATTAAATTTAACCGTATCAAAATATAATAACACTGGATTTTCATCTAAGATAATTAAAAATAAAACATGAGACAAGAACACTCTATAAACTTTCCATCACAAGCAGTTAGCGATTTAGAAAAGTTAAATGAAGATTATGGTTTAAAAGTAGCGAGAGCTATAAGACACGAGTGGTTTTCAGGAACTACGTCGAAATATAATAGTCATAAAAATAATTTTCATACATTAAGATTATACGCTAGAGGTGAACAACCTATACAGAAATATAAAAATGAATTATCTATTAATGGTGATTTATCATATTTAAACTTAGACTGGAAACCTGTTCCTATAATACCTAAGTTTGTAGATATAGTAGTGAATGGTATGGCTCAAAGAAACTATGAGATAAATTGTTTTTCACAAGACGCTTTTGGTGTTAGTAAGAGAACTGAATACATGGAGTCAATGCTTAGAGATATTAGAGCTAAAAAATTTGATCAAGTAGCTCAGCAGCAATTTGATATTGATCTTAGAGAAAATGATCCAGATGAATTACCTGACACTGAAGAAGAACTAGCTTTACACATGCAGTTAAACTATAAGCAAGCTGTTGAGTTAGCTGAAGAACAGGCATTAAATGTTTTAATGGAAAATAGCAATTATGACTTAATTAGACGAAGAGTTCTTTATGACTTAACCGTATTGGGTATTGGTGCTACTAAAACTACATTTGATTTTACTACTGGCGCTAAAGCAGAATACGTTGACCCAGCCGATCTAGTATACTCTCATACTGAATCCCCGTATTTTGATGACGTATATTATATTGGCGAAATAAAAGAACTACCAATAAATGAATTAGTAAAAAAGTTTCCTGAATTATCTCAAGAAGAGATAAAAGAATTATCAGATAAACGCGCTTATCCTTTAGATTATGTAAATAATAAAGATAAAAATAAGGTACAGGTTTTGTATTTTAATTATAAAACTCATATGAATGATGTTTATAAATTAAAAAAGTTAGCTACTGGTGCTGATAAAGTTATACAAAAAGATGACACGTTTAATCCACCTGAGGGTAAAGAAGGTGATTTTAGTAAATTAGAACGAGTTATAGAAGTTTTATATGAGGGTGTTTATATAGTTGGTGCTGATAAATTATTAACTTGGAAGATGTGCGATAATATGATGCGTACAGACTCTGATTTTTCTAATGTAAAAATGAACTATCAAATTGTAGCGCCGAGAATATATGAAGGAAGAATAGAAAGTTTAGTTGGTAGAATAACTAGCTTTGCTGATATGATACAACTAACGCATTTAAAGTTACAACAAGTAATGGCGCGTATGGTTCCTGATGGTGTTTATTTAGACGTTGATGGTTTAGCTGAAGTTGATTTAGGCAATGGAACAAACTACAACCCACAGGAAGCTTTAAATATGTTCTTTCAAACTGGTAGTGTTATTGGTAGAAGTTTTACTTCTGATGGTGATGTAAATCCAGGTAAAGTTCCAATACAGCAGATAAACAATGGTGTTAACAGTGGTAAGTTGCAAAGTTTAATTGCTACTTATAATTACTATTTACAAATGATTAGAGATGTAACTGGATTAAATGAAGCTAGAGATGCTAGTACTCCAGATCGTAATGCTTTAGTTGGTGTACAAAAAATAGCAGCAGCGAATTCTAACACAGCAACAAGACACGTATTACAATCAATGTTATATATAACAGCTGAAGTAGCTGAGTGTTTATCTTTACGTATAGCTGATATAATTGAGTACTCGCCAACAAAAGATGCGTTTATAAGAGCTTTAGGCGCACATAACGTAGCTACACTAGATGAGATGTCAGAACTACATTTATATGATTTCGGTATATTTATTGAGTTAATGCCAGACGAAGAAGAAAAGCAATTGCTAGAAAACAATATCCAAGCAGCATTAGCTCAACAATCTATAGACCTAGATGATGCTATTGATTTAAGAAATGTTAGAAATATAAAATTAGCTAACCAACTTCTTAAAGTTAAAAGAAAAAGAAAACAAGAAAAAGATCAAGCCATGCAGCAACAGAATATTCAGGCTCAATCTCAAGCTAACCAACAAGCGCAGCAGGCTGCAGCACAAGCTGAGGTACAGAAGAACCAAGCAAAAACACAAGCTGATGCTCAACTAGAGGGTACTAAAAACGAGTTAAAAATAAAATACTTACAGCAAGAAGCTGAAGTTAAAAAAGATTTAATGCAGCTTGAGTTCGAATTAAATTCTAGGTTAGAAAGCATGAAACAAGGTACTAATTCTCAGCTTGAATCACTAAGAGAAGATAGAAGAGATCAAAGAGTTAACATGCAAGCTGATAGACAAAAAGAGATGATTTCTCAAAGAAGTGGGGGTCAATCACTTAAAAAGTTTGAGTCATCAGGTAATGATATAGTTACAGGAGATGCAGGTTTAAAACTGTAATCTTTATTTTTAATATTTTATAAAATTTTATTATGGCAGAAGAAAACAAAGAGGTTATTGAAGAAATAACCGAAGAACAAAATGAACAACCCTTAGAGGAGGCGGTAGAACAAGTTATTGATGAAACTAAGTTTGATAGTGCTGATGACCCAGATGTTATCAAGGTAAACTTAGATGCTCCACCACCTGAACCAAAAGAAGAAGTTGTTGAAGAACAAAAAGAAGAGGTTGTTGAAGAACAAAAAGAAAACGTAGAAGAACCTACCGAGCAACCAGTGATGGAAGAGGTTACTGAAGAGGCGGTAGAAGAAGTAAAAGAAGCAGTTGAAGAAGCTATCGCAACTGGAGAACCACTACCAGAGAATATACAAAAGCTTGTAGATTTTATGGATGAAACAGGTGGTGATTTACAAGACTACGTAAACCTAAACAGAGATGTTACTAAAATGGACGACTCTGATGTGTTAGATGAATACTATCGATCTACTAAACCTCATTTAACAGCTGAAGAAAGAAACTTCTTAATGGAAGATACCTTTAGTTATGATGATGAGTTAGATGATGATAGAACTAAACGTAAAAAGAAAATAGCCCTCAAAGAGCAAGTTGCCGAGGCTAAAGCCTACTTAGACAGGCAAAAGTCTAAATACTATGATGAAATTAAAGCTGGGTCAAAGCTGACTCAAGAACAACAAGATGCTATTAATTTTTATCATAAATACAATGAAGATCAAAAAGGTCAGAAAAAGTTATCTGAAAAAAGCAAGAAAACATTTTTAAATAAGACTGATAGTTTCTTTGGACAAGACTTCAAAGGTTTTGAATACAATGTCGGAGATAAAAAATATCGGTATAATGTTAATGATGTTAATAAAGTAAAGACAACTCAAAGTAATATCAATAATTTCCTCGACAAGTTTGTTGGTGAAGATAAATCAACTATTGAAGATACTGAAGGTTATCATAAATCTTTATACACAGCTATGAATGCAGACGCTATTGCCAAGCACTTTTATGAGCAAGGTAAAGCAGACGCGATTAAAGGCCAAGTTGCTAAAGATAAAAACATTAACCTAGAACCTAGAAAAACTCACGGCGAAACTAATGTTGGGGGTGTTAAGTATAAGGTATTAGGTGAATCTTCTTCTGATATAAAAAATAGATCTTTTAAAATTAGAAAGAAAAATTAATTAACAATTTAAAAAAAATATATTATGGCAATTACAGCAGGTGATAATTTGAATAGTGTGCCAGCTCCAATAAAGCAAACACTATCTACAAATTACTTAGACCTCAACAGCTCGTCTGGATGGGGACAACAATATGTACCTGACTTAATGGAAAAAGAAGCAGAAGTTTTCGGACCGAGAACTATTTCTGGTTTCTTATCTCAAGTTGGTGCAGAAGAAGCTATGCAAGCTGATCAAGTTATTTGGTCAGAGCAAGGCAGATTACATTTATCTTATTTATGTGACATAGATGCTGGAGGATCAAATGCTCCCGTAGTTACAATTCAATCTGATATAGATGGTAATAACTACGCTGAGGCTGGTATCTCAGTAACACATGGTGTTAAATTAAATGACACTGTTATTTTATCAAACGCAAATGGAGTTTACAAAGGTTTAGTAACAGCTTTTGCTGGTACTAATGATTGTGACGTTACTGTCGCTATATACGATGGTAGTACAGTTGCTACATTAGCTACTAACAAAGGTACAACTATGTTAGTTTATGGTTCTGAATATGCTAAAGGTACAGCTTATTATACAGCTGCTGGTGTAGCTGCTTCAGACTCAAGAAAAGCGGTTGAGCCTAGTTTTAAAACTTTCTCTAACAAACCAATCATATTAAAAGATTATTACGAAGTATCTGGATCAGACGCTTCAAAAATTGGTTGGGTTGAAGTTACTAGTGAAATGGGACGAAGTGGTTACCTATGGTATCTAAAAGCTGAGTCTGATACAAGAGCTAGATTCAACGACTACTTAGAAATGTCAATGTTAGAATCTGAACTTGGTGATGATAACTCTCACAATTTTGGTGCTGGTGCTTCTGGTAATGCTCAAGCTGTTGACACATGGTTAGGAAACGCTACTGGTACAACAGTTGGAACTGAAGGTATGTTCGCCGCTATCGAAGATAGAGGTAATGTTACTTCAGGTGTAACAGGTGTTAATGCTGCTACTGATTTAGCAGAATTTGATGCTATCTTAGCTGAGTTTGATAAACAAGGTGCTATTGAAGAGTACATGATGTTCGTAAATAGAGCTACTAGTTTAGCAATGGATGACATGTTAGCTTCAATGAATTCTTACGGAGCTGGAGGTACTTCTTATGGAGTATTCGACAACGACGAAGACATGGCATTAAATTTAGGTTTCTCAGGATTTAGAAGAGGTTCTTATGACTTCTATAAATCTGATTTCAGATACTTAAATGACAAAGCTACAAGAGGTGGTATTAATGATACTGCTGGTTCTAACGCTATTCGTGGTGTTATGATTCCTGCTGGTACTTCTACTGTGTATGATCAATCTTTAGGTAAAAACTTAAAGAGACCGTTTTTACACGTTAGATATAGAGCTTCTGCAACAGATAACAGAAAGATGAAGACTTGGTCTACTGGTTCTGTTGGAGCTGCTACATCAGCACTTGATGCAATGCAGTTGCACTTCTTATCAGAAAGATGTTTGATCACGCAAGGTGCAAACAACTTTATGTTAATGAAGTAGGACACTATTTATTTATAAGGGCGGTCTAGTATCGCCCTTATATTTTTATTAATTATATTATATATTATATTATGGCAAAAAAGAAAAAAGAGACTATGGTTGAAGAACCTGTAGTTGAAGAAACGGTTACTATAGAGGAACCGATAGTTGAAATTCCTAAAACAAGGGAAAGAATAAAACCATCTAATGAGTGGGAAATTAAAGATAGAGTATACTACTTAACTGGTAGAAAAAAACCTATAACTAGATCAATAAAATCCGCAAATATACATTGGTTTGATGAAGAAAAGGGATACGAAAGAGAATTAAAGTATTGTTCAAATCAAAGAACATGTTTTGTTGATGAGATGAAGGGCGAGCAGAGACTAGAGCACATCGTATTTAGAGCTGGCGCTATGTATGTAGAGAAAGAAAAAACAGTTTTACAAAAACTACTATCTCTATATCATCCACTTAAGGATAAGGTTTATTATGAACACAAACCATCTGCTATAGCTGAAGAAGAAATAGATATATTAGACACACAGGTTGATGCGCTAGTCGCTGCTAGAAATGTTGATATAGATATAGCTGAAGCTATATTGCGCGTTGAAGTTGGTTCTGAGGTATCTAATTTGAGTTCTAAGGAACTTAGAAGAGATCTACTAGTATTCGCTAGAAATAATCCTAAATTATTCTTAGAGTTAGCTGATGATGAAAATGTTATGCTTAGAAATTTTGGTATAAAAGCCGTAGAAAACGGTATATTAAGATTATCAACTGATCAAAG